CGGTCACCGCACCTAATCACCCGCGGCACCTGCTGCCAGCCAGCAAGGCGGGCCACTGGAAGCCGGGAACCATAATCTCGGTGGCGGGGAACTGCGCGCCGATCAAGATGGCCCGCGAGGCGATGGGCATCGACTGGACCACCCGCGACGAGCTCTCAGAGTCCATCCCGCCCGCCTATACCAGGCACATCGGGACGCAGATGCTCGAGCACATGACTGCGGAGCGCGCTGCATGAGCGGCCCTTGGGCACCTGGCGCCGGACCGGACGCTCAACGACGTTACCTCCTGGCCGCCGCACGCTCCGTTGAGCTAGCCGCCGGACGTAACCCCTTGGACGGCCCGGCCGGGGAACTGGCCGCTAAGGCGCTGCACCTCGTTGCGTGCGTGAGCGCGGTTGACCTGATGTGCCGTAGCGGGGATCTGCCCGGGGAGTGGCGGGCGGGCGCTGAAAGCGCAGCGACGGGGAAGGCCGGGTGATGGCCGCGACCCGCGGTTCAGGCTGCGGGCTTGGCTCGCTTCTCGGTGAGGCCGGCCGCCTCGAGGATGCGGTTGACCTGCGTCTGCCGGTACGGCACGAGGCCGGCGATGTCCTCGATGAGCGTGCCCTCTTTGCGCTCGGCGACGATGGCGCCCGCCAGCTCGTCCCGCGCCGCGCCGAACTGCTCCTTGAGCCGGGAGTAGTTGCGGCTTGCCCGATGCAGACGGGCGCGGGTCTCGGCGCTCATGAAATCCATGATGCCACACGGGGCTGGCATTTCTGTCTGGTCCAAGGTTCAGATCTCCGCTGCTTTCTTACTCCATGTTCTCCGCTATGATAGTACAGTACGGATAGAACGAGAGTGAAGGAACGGCGGACGAATGCACGGGAAGGCGGCCACGGGTGGCCCGCATCAGGAGCGTCAAGCCGGAGCTGCGAACGTCACTTACCGCAGCCGAGTGGCCACGCGAAGTCAGGTACTTCTGGGTGCTCTTGTGGGGATACCTAGACGACTATGGACGCGGCGTGGATGAGCCCCGCCTGATCAGGGCCGACTGCTTCCCGCTGGACGACGACCTGACCGCCGCGGACATCGAGAAGTGGCTGGACATGTTCTCCACGCCGCGCGATGACGAGCCCGCCTCCATCTGCCGCTACACGATCGGCGGGCGGCACTACCTGCATGTCCCGCACTGGAACAACCACCAGAAGCCGCAGCACCCGACCGACTCCAAGATCCCGAAATGCCCGCGCGGCACGGACTGCGGCCGTGGTTCACGAGCTTTTCATGAGCCGCTCACGAATCCTCATGAAGGTCTCCCCGGAGCCTCCCCGGGGTCCGGCGGGGGCGCTCAGGGCCCCCCGCCGGGAACTTTGGTGGCCGGCGGAATCGCAGATGAGGACGATTCAGACGTAGATGCAGGTCAAGGCATGTTCATGAGCGGCTCGGGAGAGTCTCGTGAATCACTCTCCGGTAACGGCGTCTCCAACACTCCTTCTCCTACTTCTGTACGTAGAGAAGTAGATGGAGATGGAGATGGAGCGGTAGATGGAGAGGGAGAAAAGAAAGCGCCGGCGAAACCGCCGCGCGAAGACGCCGAGCGCCTCTGCGCCCATCTCGCTGATCGCATTGAGGGCAACGGATCCAAGCGGCCGGCCATCACCGTGAAGTGGCGTGACGCCGCCCGGCTGATGCTCGACAACGACAAGCGCACCGAGGCGCAGGTCCACACCGCCATCGACTACGCGCAGGACAGCGAGTTCTGGCGCATCAACGTCGCGTCGATGCCGAAACTCCGCGAGCAGTACGACAAGCTGCGCCTCTCGGCGCTCAAGGACCAGCGCGGCCCCGGCTTGCCCGGTGATGCGACGGGCACCGCCCGCGCCCGCGGGGCGATTCAGGCGGGCATCGAAGCCGGCGAGCTCATGCGGAAGGGAATCGCGTCATGACACCCGAGGAGACCGGCCGGCTGCTCGCCAGCGCTGCGTTGATCGACAACCGCAAGGTGGATACGGCGACCGTGATCGCGTGGACCCGCGTCCTCGGCGACTTGCCCTACCGTGACTGCGAGGAAGCCCTGGCGACCCATCACGCCGAGAGCACCGAGTGGCTGATGCCGGCACACATCCGCACCCGCGTCATGGAAGCCCGCAGGCAGCGGATCCTGGACGCCGGCGGAGTACCCGCCCCGCCGCCCGAACTGCTGGACAACCCACCCGCTTACCGCGCCGCGCTCCGCGCCGCCGCCACTGCCCTCGCCGACGGGCGCGACCCTGAGCCGGTAATGCAGGCAATCGCCAGCCAGGCGGCCCGGCTCGAGCTGGAGGCGTCGTGACCGAGGACGCCGCGCCGACGCCGGAAGATGTCCGGGCCCGCTTCGCCGTGGTCGAGAGCTACGACGAGACCCGCGCCGACGACCCCGTGGCCGAATCGGAGCGGGCCGTGCTCGGCTCGTCGATCCAGTCTGCCGCCGCCACGCTCGAGGCCGCGGCCACCCTGAGCCCGGAGAACTTCGCCAGCGGGTCGCACGAGACCGTGTTCCGAGCCGCGGTGAAGCTCGCCGACGCCGGCCAGCCTGTAGAGCCCGCCTCGGTGTTGTCCGAGCTCGCCGCAGCCGGCCTGCTGGCCAGGGTCGGCGGCGGGAACCTCGGCACGGGCGGCACGTTCCTGCACTCGCTGATGGAACGAGCCGGGTCGGTCACCTACCACGCGCCGAAGGTGCTGGCCGCCTGGCAGCAGCGGAACGTCGCTCTCACGCTCAGGTCGTGCGCGCAGATCGCCGCGGGGGAGGGCTTCGACCCGGACATCCACCTGGACCAGATCCGCAAGCTGATCGAGGACGCCACGGCGTTCACCGGGGCGACTGCCCTGCGGCACCAGTCCGAGACCGTCGTGGAAGTGCTCGACGCGCTCGAGGCGGGCGCCGAGACGGGGTTGTCCACCGGCTACCCGGATCTGGACGACGCCATCGGCGGGTTGCGGCCCCGGGATCTCGTCGTCGTGGCGGGCCGGCCGGGCGGCGGCAAAACTCTCCTGGGGCTTTGCCTGGCCGATCACGCAGCAACCGACCTCGGGATGCCGGTCCTGTTCGCCAGCCTGGAGATGAGCAACGAGGAGCTTACCCAGCGGCGCATCTCCTCGATAGCCCGCGTGCCGCTTGACCACATCGTCCGGCACAAGGCCACCGAGGATGACTGGCACCGGATCGCCCGCGCGCAGGACAAGCTCATCGGCACGCGGCTCATCGTGGACGAGACCTCCAGGCAGTCCCTCGCTCACATCCGCGGCCAGCTCCGCAGCCTGGAGCGCACCGGGAGCAAGCCACGCCTGCTCGTCATCGACTACCTCGGCTACATGGCCGCTCCGGGCGCCGAATCGCGCCAGCAGGAAGTTGCCGCCCTGGCCCGCGGGGCCAAGGACATCGCCCGCGATCACGAGATCCCCGTCATCCTGCTGGCCCAGCTCAACCGCGGTCCCGAGCACAGGCAGGACAAGCGCCCGGTCCCGGCCGACTTGAGGGAATCCGGGGAGATCGAGCAGTCCGCGGACATCATCCTGCTGCTGCACCGCGAGGACCAGTACCAGCAGGAATCGCCAAGAGCGGGGGAGATCGACGTGATCGTCAGCAAGAACCGGCAGGGCGGCCAGTGTGTGGTGGCCCTCTCGTTCCAGGGGCACTACGGGTGCATCAAGTCCCTCGGGCACGACTGGTCTCCCTCGTCAGCGATAGGCGGCAACTAAATGAACGACCTGACCCTCATCTGCGAGACCTGCCGGTTCCCGATCAACGGCAACACCGGGTGCATCTACGTCATCTTCCCGGACATCAACACGGCCCGGCGCGAGGAAGGGCGCGAGATCCACTGGCGCACAAGCCACTACGCCCACTTCGCTGAGGGCGACCGGGATGCGTACGAGATCAGCGCGGAGCGGATCGCTATGTGGCGCCAGTTCATCTGGTGGACGGCCCACCTGATGGAGAAAAACTGGTTCGGCCGGTCCGACTGGGACGAGTTGCTGCACGAGGTGTCCGGCGACGAGCCGTCGCACCGCATCCGCGTCGTTGCGGAGGAAGCCGCATGATTCGCAACGACCTCCCGGTACTCGCCGACGCATGCCCTGTATGCCCTCCCGGTATCCCGGACGCTTCCCTCCCGATCGGTCCCGTCCTTGAGGTCAACGGAGGCCGGGTCGCGGACTACCAGTGCACGGCCTGCGAGACTGCGTGGTCTGCGTGGTTCGACCGCTGGGGATTCCCGATCGACCGGCTCATCGCCCCGGTGAGTCCCGAGCTGGCCGCCCGTCACCGAGATAGCCTCGCCGCGGAACTCAAGCGTGCAGCATGACCCCCGACAAACCCCCCGAAGTGAGGAACCGATGATCAAGTCAGCCCCGTACTACTGGGTCGAGTGCAACAACTGCGGCGCCCGCTGCGAGTA